TGTAGATGAGCCAAAGAAATCAGAGTACAAAGGTGAGAAAGTCACTCCATGGGCTGATTACAACTCAAAGCATACAGCAATGGATCTGATCCAGGATGATTTTGTAATCGTCAGAAATACATCCAGCAGCTACATCATCAAGAGGCATGGAGCTACATCACCACATTCGGGATATGTCTACAAGGATTCTGGATGCATGTATCTGTTCAGCACTGGCACAGCATATCCGAATGAGCAGCTCCTCAGTCCATTCGCGATTTTTAGCTATAAGCATCACAATGGAGATTTTACACGAGCTGCATCAGATCTGTACAAGCAAGGATATGGTACCAGGCAGGTGCCAGAGGTGAAATTTAAGGAAGAGATCCCAATGGATATCATTGAGAGGGTACAGTTTCCCATTGATGTATTCCCTGAGAACATTCAAAAGTATATGCTGCTATCAGATAAGACTCTCGGACTCTCTGTAGATTTCATGGGAAGCTCATTTCTTTGGATGATATCAACGATCATAGGCAACACAATACGCATTGAGGTCAAATCAGGATGGCAGGAAATTGCAACTCTGTGGATTGCAATAGTGGGAAAGCCTGGTATCGGTAAAACTCCAAGTATTAACCAGGTGATCTATCCACTACGTGAGGCCAATGTCAGAGAACAAAAGGAATATGCCAAGCAATATGCTAAATGGAAAGAATATGAGGCAATGGATAAGAAAGAGAAGCAATACGCAGAGGAGATTCAGAAGCCACTATCAAGGCAGTTCATGGTGAATGACATCACTTTGGAGGCATTGGTAGATCTACATGAGCAGAATCCGAATGCTGTGGGGATATTCAAGGATGAGCTTGCAGGGTGGTTTAAGGATATGAATAAGTACAGACAAGGATCTGATCTTGAGTTCTGGCTATCATCCTGGTCAGGCACCAGCATCTCTCTGAATCGTAAAACATCCAAGAGTGCATTTGTTGATAAACCATTCCTTCCGGTGCTTGGTGGTATTCAGCCATCTGTATTTGAAGATTTTACCACAGGAAGCAACAAAGAGAATGGATTCGTGGATAGGATCCTGATCAGCTATCCTGAGCTGGTAGTAAATAGATACAATGACAGCTACATGGATGATGATATCATCGAATGGTACAGATCATATGTTTTGAATCTCAGAGATCTGGTCAATAAGCAACTTCTTAGATTCAATGACAAGGCAGAGATTGAATCTGTTGTGGCCAAATTTGACAATCAAGCGCAGAAAGAATGGATACGGATCCATGACAAGATCACAGATATTCAGAACTCAGATGATGAAAATGAGTACATGAAATCAATGCTACCTAAACAGAAGAGCTACATCCCAAGGTTTGCACTGATCATGCAGTTCATTTGGTCCGCAGAGGATGACAGCTACACTCCTGCCACTATCAGAAAGGAATCACTGCTCAGAGCTGAGAGGCTGTCAGAGTATTTCATCAACATGAGTAAGCTGGTGAAGATGGATGTCAAAGAAAAGAATCAACTTCGTACCATTGCCAGAAGCACTGGATCAATGGATCCATATGATCAGTTCAAAGCAATGTATGAAAGCAATCCACAGATAAATAAAACAACAGCCTCAGAGATCCTGGAGGTAAGTCGTAAAACAATCCAGAGATGGGTTAAAAAATTGGAATCAAAATGAAAGTAAACTACATCATTGCCGTACTAATCGGCATCAGCTTGATATGTATTCTTGTAAACAGAGAAACTCAATGCATCAAGCCATATGAATCACCTGAGTATACATTTGTAACTCCTGAAGATTGGGCCAAGGATAGCACTATGGCACCTAGTAAGATATTAACACTTGACAGAATCTATGAACAAGGAAAATAAGAAACGATACAAAGCCCTGGAGCTTGCATATCTCAAAGAGAAGCATCCCACTATCCCTGAATCATTCCTGGCCACAACATCTATCAGTGATAAGTCAGCCAATGGACTCACCAGGATGATCGTATCATTCATACAGATGTCAGGATACCAGGCAGAGCGAATCAATACCATGGGGACCTATAGATCTGCAAAGAAATACACAAACTTGGATGGGGTGACCAGGACTGTGGGTAAAGGATCCTATACTAAATCGGGAAGCACTCCAGGATCTGCGGATATTTCAGCTACAATCAATGGCAAATCTGTTAAGATTGAGGTCAAAATCGGAGCTGATAGGCAATCAGATGCACAGAAAGCATATGAGAAAGCTATAGTACAGGCAGGTGGATGGTACCTAATATGCAAGAATTTTGATGATTTCGTAGAATGGTTTGATTCATTCATGAAAAATTAAATTATATTTGTACAAATTAAACACTAATAAAATGGCAACAGTAAAAAAAACGGATGAGCTATCATCCCCGGTGCCGATGTACCGAAAGCTCTGGTCAGCAAAGCAGCAGATCGGAAAGGTTCACAAGAACGCAAGGAGTCATCATTCCAAATATGCGGATCTCAATGCAGTTCTGGATGCATGTGAACAGATATTACTCGACAATGGATTGATGATCCTACAGCCTATCAACGATGATATGGTGGTAACTCAGATCATTGATGTAGATTCAGGAGAGAAGATTGAGTCATTCATGAGGCTCCCAGCACTGACAAATCCTCAACAGCTCGGATCTGCTGTGAGTTACTATCGAAGATATTCACTGATCAGTCTGCTCACATTGGCCGCAACAGATGATGATGGAGAGCAAGCATCAAAGACAATTCCACAATCAAAACCAGGAATCTCAGAGACTGGATTCAAGAAAGCAGTGGATGCTATTGCTGAGGGTAGATACACAAAAGAGGCATTGATGGACAACTATACACTAACCAAAGAACAGGAGGCAGCACTATGAAATGGCATCCATCAGAGATCGGAAAGATCATGACAAACGCAAGGGCCAAAGGAGAGGTCCTGAGCGAAACGGCAAAGAGTCATATCAGATCCATTGCAAAGCAAAATTTTTATGGATACACTGTGGATCTCAATAGCAAGTACATCACAAAAGGCAAAGAGCAGGAGCAGGATTCCATTGATCTGCTCAATGCTGTAAGATTTACCAACTATCATAAAAACACTACCAGGATTGAAACAAATCTGTTTAGCGGTGAATGTGATATTCTCCTGGATGATCTGATCATTGATATCAAAACATCATGGTCCCTGGAGACTTTTCCTGCAACTCCTGATGAAGCATATGAGGCCAATTACGAATACCAAGGCAGAGCATACATGCATATCTACGATAGGCCGTATTTTGAGCTGATCTATTGCATGGTGTCAACGGATCCAACAGGTGATCATAACTTACTCAGCCCATGGGATAACCTATCACTGCACCGGGTAGATCATATTGATCCTGCTAAGCGCATCACAGTGCTTAGATTTGAGCGAGATTTTGAGATTGAACAGCAGATGATTGAGAAACTCAGACATGCTTCAGAGTATTATTCACAGTATTATTCACAACTCCAGGAGAAATGAAACAGACAGCGGTAGAATGGTTGGTTGAACAAATTAAAAATAATGTTCATAACACAATAGAAGAATTTGAATTAATAGTTGAACAAGCCAAAGAAATGGAGAAAGAGCAGATAATAGCAGCTCATAAAACAGCAACTCTAGAGGCAGGATTTGAACATTCAGCAGATGACTGGGCCAATCAATACTACAATCAAACCTATAAATCAATATGAGAGTAGATCAGAGACAGATCGAGAAATATCAAAGAGATCAAAACTTTTACTATTGGGAGATTTCATTTTTACAATTTTCTAAATTACCTTTGAGTAATGAAGAGTATCATGAGGTCCATAAAGCTATCGAGGATAAGATGCAAGAGATTGAGCTTCGGAGAGATACTATTCATAGCAATAATCAACATAATCAATAAACGATGGAGACAAAAGTAAACAGCGGAGCAATCTTCAAGAATGACAAGAAGACTGCCGAGAATCAGCCAGACTACAGAGGCAAGATCAATGTAGATGGCAAAGAGTGGGAGATCTCACTATGGGTAAAAGAAGGACAGAAAGCTGGTAAGTATTTCAGTGCATCCATCAAAGAGCCATGGGTGAAGCCTGAGGAATCAGTTCCAACAGCAAAGATCACATCAGTAACAGATGAAGACGATGATCTCCCATTCTGAATTAAGCGACCTGATGAGGGCTTCTCTACAAGAGAGGCTCTCTTCTCGCTATAAGATAAGGCATCTGAGTGATGACTCTGGACTGCCATATCATCAGCTCTACAGATTCATGCGAGGGAAGCAAGTATCTGAATCATTCATAAATCAGGTCTGGTCCTATTGTCACAATGTTCTGGGAGCATGAAGCATACAAGATCGCCAAGAAGATCACTAATGGTTCCCCATTACACAAGGACCTTGTCGGGCATATCTATCTATTGCTGTACAACAGGAACATCCCTGAAGATGATCTCCCCCGAACATTTGCCAGATTCGCGTACAATCAGTACAAATGGCCCGGCAGTGATTGGAACAAGCAATTCAACACAATGGCCCACATGGTATCCCTGGACTATGACATCCCCCTGCAAAGTGATGATGATAATCATGAAGAACAACATCAAAGATACCTGAGAGAATACATGGATAAGGAGTGCAATGATGATCAGGAACTATTCATCAAGGAGGTAACCAGGATGCATCTATATGGGATGACATTCAGAGATATCAAAGCACAGACAGGACTATCACTCAGAGTAATTCATTCAGCAATCAAACAATTTAAATATGAGCTATATTGCAATCATCCTGATATCAATTGGGCTATCCAGGGCAGTCCAGACTTTTAATCTTCCTGATGTGAAGCCATTGAACTGCCAGAGCTGTCTATCATTCTGGCACTCAGTGATCATCTTTGGACTAATAGAATGGCAGCTGATAGGGCTATCATTCATCACCTATTTACTATCTGATCTGATTATGACATGGGAGAGCAAGAGATAAAAAAAGAAGAGCGAATCATGAGTGATAAAGACATGTACTTTGCCATGATCGGAGCTGTATTGATCCAGGAACTGAATGCCAGCAGAGAGCTGCGCAGAAAGATATCAGGTACAATACTTGAAAAGAAACTGAAAAACATATTAAAGAGATGATCTCAGAAGACTTAAAGCAACAAGCTATACGCTATCAGAAGAGTAGATCCTTTTCACTCAATCAGAATCTCAAGGAGGAGCTGGTAGTATGGCTCAAGGCATACAAAGGAATGACTCTAAACAAAGGATGTGGCACATGCATACGCAATGCTATGAATGATCTGATATACTGGATGCAAACTGAGAAGGCCCAAGAGATCAGGCCAGCGAAGATACAGTTCATAGGAGTGAAGCAATACAAATATGACTCCATGAGCTACAATGATCTCAAGGCATTGGCTCAGGAGAGAGGTCTGAAGATGGGCCAAGCTCCAAAGAAAGCGGATCTAATCAAAGCACTCGAATCATGATAGTGGCTCCTATTCCTGTATACGGCCGTAGGCCACTAATCAAATACACAATCTCAAGGCTACAGAAAGCAGGAGTCCAGGTGATCTGTATGGGCCATGATAGTGATGATCAAGAGATGGCCAGATCTATGGGGGCTGAATGGATCAGCATAAGCAATGATCCTCTTGGTGCCAAGTGGAATGCTGGATTCATGGCAGCCCGAAAATACGAACCTACAGGAGTGCTATTTGTAGGATCCTCAGATTGGGTGTCTGATAACTACATTGCAGAGGCTGAGCGAATGCTGCCTCAATATGATATGCTTGGTAAACTTGGATGCTATTTCACAGATCTTGGACCAAGCAATATCCGTACTGTGAACTGGTTTGGATATGGAAAAGGATCCAGAAGCTATGAGCCAATCGGAATCGGAAGAGTGCTATCCACAAGGCTACTGAATAAACTCAACTGGCAGCCATTCGACAAGAGACTAAGCTCTGGCCTTGATTGGTCCATGTGGCTCAAATCCCTGGCATCAGATGCATCTGTAGGAATATTCGAGGATCCGGATCTGAAGCTGCTGAGCATATCAACACATGCCTGGGGAAACAAACACAGATTCACAGATCACTGGACAGGATCACTGAGCAGATCATCAGAGAAACTAAGCAACAAAGATGAGCAGGAACTATTCAAATCATTCCCTGAGATCTACCTACTACACGAACAGATATGAAACAACCTAATACAATCCAAATGAATGAATGCCCAAGATGTCTCTTTACTGAAGACATAGCCAAGATATCAGAGAAGCAGTGCGAATACTGTGATCTGCATGATGATCTACAAGCCAAGGCAAGGCCAGAGGATCTCAATACTGAACTGCAAAAGATCCGAAAGGCAGGAGATAGCAAGAAATACGACTGCATCATGGGGATCTCCGGAGGCCTTGACAGCTCAACACTGCTATACACTGCTGTGCGTTATTGGGGACTCAAGCCTCTTGTCATTCACTTTGACAATAACTGGAATGCTCCAGAGGCAATCCACAATATGACAATGCTCATCAGAAAGCTGGATGTAGATGCTATCGTTTACCATGTCAACAAGCAGGAATATGATAAGCTAAACGAATCATTCTTGTATGCAGGAGTTCCGGATGCTGACATTCCCAATGATATCGCAATGACCAAGCTGATGTACGATACAGCTCATAAATACAAGATCAAGTATATTCTTAATGGCCATGACTTCAGAACTGAGGGATCAACTCCAAAGGGATGGACCTACATGGATGCTAAATACATTCAATCGGTGTACTTTGCATACACAAGCAAAGCCCTCAAGAACTATCCTCTATTCACATTCTGGGATCAGATATTCTATGCCATCAAAGGCATCAAGAACATCAGACCATTTCACTATGGATTTGATAGAGAGACAATGGAGGCTGAAATGAAACGACTTATTCAATGGCAAGACTATGGCGGCAAGCATTGTGAGAATGTTTATACTGAGTTTGTCGGATCATGGCTGCTTCCAAATAAATTTGGCATTGACAAGCGTATCGTGTACCTATCAGCTCAAGTGAGATCCGGGAAAATCACCAAGGCACAGGCCCGAGAATATCTTGCCAACAAATCTGAGTTCGATGGTGAGAAGCTCGGTGATAGCTTTGATAAATTCATGACTCTTGTAA